TGGGAAATTCGTGGCGCCGCGGATCCGAGCCTTTTGATCTTGGGGGTGATCTTCGTGGCTGTCCCTGGCCGCAAGCCGAAGCCCCCGCTGCAGGTCGTCCGCGAGGGCAATCCCGGGAAGCGTCCGGTCCGCGAGGGCGTGAAGCTGCCGCCGGCCGCCCTGGTCGAGCCGGACTGGTCCACGTTGTTCCCCGCATCGCGTCTGCCGGCGAGGCCGCGGGCTCCGCGTGGTGCGGACGACGAGGAGCTGAAGGAGTACCGGCGGGAGGTCGCGCACTGGCAGCGGTTGAAGCTGGCGAAGGAGGCCGCCGAGTTCGGGCGTGAGGTGGCGTCCCGGGAGTGGTCTCGGGTGGTGCCGGTGCTGCAGCAGATGGCCGGCCTGACGTCGGTGGACCGGTCGACGGCCGTGGACTACTGCGTGTGTGTGGCCCGGCTGGAGTGGTGCGAGCGTCAGCTCAGCCTCGAGGGTCTGGTGACGATGGGGCAGCGTGGCCCGTGCCGGAATCCGCTGACGACGATCGCGTCGCAGTACCGGACGCAGTTGAAGGCGTACATCGGGGAGCTGGGGCTGTCCCCGTCGGCGCGGGGCCGGCTGACGCCGCCGGAGGGGAACGAAGACGACGAGGACAGCGTCTTTGACTAGAGGGCCCCGGCGGGTGCGGGAACACCCCCGGGGCGTGGTCAACCTGGTGAGAGGTCGACATGGCCAACGGTACCTGCGCGGTGCCTGAGTGCGGGCGGATGCGGCACGGCCGACAGTCCTACTGCAAGATGCACTACTCACGCTGGCGGCGGAACGGACACACGGATCCCGTTGCCCAGTACCGCTCAGTCTGCGAGGTGGAGGGATGCGGCAAGCCGCACCTCTCCCGCGGGATGTGCCCGATGCACTACCGCCGCTGGAAGGTGAACGGCGACCCGAACATCGTGCAGAAGGTGCGGGGTGAGCGCTGGTGCTATGCAGAAGGCTGCGACTTGCGAGCCGTCTCGCTGGGGCTGTGTGACCGGCACTACAGGCGGATGCGGGCCTACGGGTCCACTGAGCTGCCACCACGACTCCCGCGGCCATGCGAGGCGGACGGATGCCTGTCCGACGCAGTAGCGCGCGGGCTGTGCAATAAGCACTACAGAAGGCTGATGGCGCATGGCGCTGGAGGTCTCACCAAGGGGGATCCGCGCACGTGCACGCAGGATTCCTGTGAAGCTCCGTACTACGCGCACGGAGTGTGCCGCAAGCACTATGACGACGTCTACAGGGAAGCCAACCGCGCAAGGATTGCTGGCTACCAATCGAGTCGGCGAGGCAAGACGGCAGTCGGGATGTCGCGCGAGGAGATAGCTGAGGCGCTGGAGTATCGCACCCTCATAGCTAACGACCCTTGCGTGTACTGCGACGCTCCGGCTGACACGGTGGACCACATCGAAGCAGTTCACGCTGGTGGATCTGACCGATGGACGAATCTGGCTCCGGCCTGTCGCTCCTGCAACTCGTCCAAGAAGGTCAAGACGCCGCTGGAGTTCCTGTTGTGGCGCCTGGACCGGGACGAGGGGGCTGTAGATGCCGGAGCCACCTCAGAATCTGCCGGTGCCCTATGAGGCCCTGATCGAGCTCGGCATGACGGAGGACGAGATTGCGGAAGCTGCCGCGGCTCGTCCTCTCGTTGTTGCGGATCAGCTGTCGGAAATGCCTGGAGCCTACTTCGACGTCGAGGCGGCCAGGCGCGCGTTGCGGGCGATCGAGTCCTTCAAGCACACCCGCGGACGTTGGGGCGGCACCCCGCTGAAGTTGGCGGGCTGGCAGAAGCTGTGGGTGATTCTGCCGATCTTCGGATGGCTGTACTTCGATGAGGAGCTAGGCCTTCCAGTGCGCGTGGCCCGAGCGGTCTGGGTCGAAGTGCCGCGTAAAGCCGGCAAGAGCACACTGTCCTCGGGTGTCGCACTGACGATGCTTATGGCGGATCGGGAGATCGGCGCTGAGGTTTATGCGGCGGCCGGCTCGTTGGAGCAGGCGAAGCGCGTGTTCGACGACGCGAAGCGGATGGCGCAGACGTCGAAGGCGGTCCGCGGCCGGGCCGAGGTGCTGACCAACGTCATCCGGGTCCCTAGGACGGGCGGGGTGTTTCGGGCCCTGAGTCGCGTTGCCGAGACCGCTCATGGACTCAGCCCTCATGCCGCCGTGATCGACGAGGTGCACGTCCATAAGAATCGTGATCTCATCGACGCGATCATCACTGGTGTGGGCGCCAGAACGCAGCCGATGATCTTCTACATCACGACGGCGGATGACGCGCAAGAGGGCTCGATCTACGACGAGCTCCACTCCTACACGCGCAAGGTTGCCGAGCATGTCGTGCAGGATCCGGCCCACTACGGTGTTGTCTGGGCCGCGGAGGAAACTGACGACCCCTTCTCGCCCGCCACCTGGGCCAAAGCGAATCCCGGCCTGGGCGTTAGCCCGTCTCTTGCGTACATGCGGCGTGAGGCCGAGAAGGCCAAGGCCACCCCGTCGTACTTCCCGACGTTCCTGCGGCTGTCGCTGAACATCCGGGAGAAGGCGTCCACGCGCTGGATCGACGTCCGGTCTTGGGACCGTGTCGCCGGCATGGTCGACGAGCAGGCGCTGAAGGGCCGTCGGGCGTGGGGCGGGCTGGACCTGTCCGCGGTGTCCGACCTCAGCGCCTGGGTGCTGGCGGTCGAGTCGAAACAGCCGGGCGTCGAGGTCGAGTTGGTGTCCCGGTTCTGGCTGCCGTCGGAGCGCCTGGAGGATCTGCAGCGGCAGCTACAGGTGCCGCTGGCGCAGTGGGCCCGCGAGGGCTACCTGAAGCTGACCGAGGGCGACGCGATTGACTACGACGCCATCGAGAAGCAGGTGCTGGCGGACTGCAGGCACTTCGATGTGCAGTGGATCGGCTACGACCGGATGTTCGCCGGGCAGCTGGTGCAGAACGTCGACCGCGACACCCGGCGCGGTGTGAAGGTCACGCCGATCTCGCAGACGTTTCTGGGGTTGTCGCCGGCGTGCAAGGAGCTGGACCGGCTGCTGCTGGAGCAGCGGTTCCGGCATGGCGGTCATCCGATCCTGCGGTGGATGGCCGGCTGCGTGGAGACGATCGCGGACGGCAACGACAACTACCGGCCGACGAAACCGGACCGGAAGAAGTCCCAGGCCCGTATCGACGGGATCGCGGCGACGGTGATGGCGTTGGACGGGTATCTGCGCAGGCCGAAGGCGAAGTCCAGGGTAGCGGTCGGATTCTGATGCGAGGGGGTGCTCGTGGCCCCCATGCAGAAGCCGAAGCCGGGTGAGCCGCTGTGGTGGGTGGACAGGCTGTGGACGGAGCTCGTGGAGCGCCGCAAGTACGCGGACGTGATGCGCCGGTACTACTCGGGTGACCATCCGCTGCCGATGATCCAGGAGAAGGCCAGGCCGGGCTTTCAGCGGCTGTTGAAGCAGGCCCGCTCCAACTACGTGGGCCTGGTGGTGGATGCGACGGCGGAGCGCCTGCAGATCGATGGGTTCCGCCTGGACACCAAGCAGCAGGTCGGCGACCGGGAGCTGTGGCGGATCTGGCAGGCGAACAGTATGGACGCTGATTCGGATCTGCAGTTGACGGAGGCTGTGAAGGTCGGCCGGTCGTTTGCTCTGGTGGCGCCGAACCCGGACGACGAGGCCACGCCGCTGATCACGGCGGAGGATGCGACGCAGGCGATCGTCGCCTACGAGTCGGGCAGCCGCCGTCGGCGGCGGGCCGGGCTGAAGACGTTCGTGGACGACTGGACCGGCGACATCTGGCTGACCCTGTTCGTCGACGGGCTGATCTACAAGTACCGGGCGCCGCAGCCGAAGGTCGGCACGACGGGTGGTCCGAAGTGGCAGCCGCGGGAGGTGGCGGGCGAGGACTGGCCAGCCCGCAACCCGCTCGGCGTTGTGCCGCTGGTGGAGATTTCGAACCGGCCGGATCTGCTGGGCGAGGCCCATTCGGAGATCGAGGACGTCCTCGACATTCAGGACCGGATCAACAAGACGCTCATCGACCGGATGATGGCGCAGGAGTTCTCGGCGTTCCGGCAGCGGTGGATGACCGGCTATGAGGTGCCGACGGACGACAACGGGCAGCCGATCGAGCCCTTCAAGGCGGCCGTGGACCGGCTGTGGGTCATCGAGGACGAGAACGTGAAGGTCGGCGAGTTCCAGGCCACCGACCTGCGGCCGTACCTGGATTCGATCGAGGCGGACGTGCAGCACATGGCCGCCCGCACGCGCACCCCCGCCCAGTACCTGCTGGGCAAGTTGTCCAATGTCAACGGCGAGACGCTGAAGGCGACCGAGTCCGGCCTGGTGGCGAAGGTCAGGCAGCGGCAGCGTCCTCTCGGTGAGGGCGAGGAGGAGGTCGCCCGGCTGGCGCTCAGAGCCGCGGGCGACACCCGGGATCTGTCGAAGCTCGAGGTGATCTGGCACAACCCGGAGTTCCGCACTGAGGGTGAACTCGTCGACGCGCTGGTGAAGATGTCGACGCTGGGCGTGCCGCGGGAGGCGCTGTGGGAGCGCTGGGGCGCCTCGCAGACGGAGATCGCGCAATGGCGTGAGCTCGCCGACCAGCAGGCTGCACGCGTCCTCGGCGGGGACCCGGCGAGTCTGTTCGGGCCGAAGCCCGAGGCGGCCGTGACGGAACCAGGCGACGATGGCGACACCGACTGAACTCGGACGCACCCGCTACGAGCAGGTCACCACGGTGGTCCGCTCGGTGGTGCGGCAGGTGCAGGCCATCTGGCGGGGCATGTCTGCGGCGACCATCGAGGACGACCTGGAGGGCGCGGCCGGCGCGGCGATCGTTACGGCGGTGGCCGAGGGCCAGTTGTCGGTGGCGGACGCGGCGCAGGCCTACATCGCTGCGCAGATGGCCGCCCAGGGCGGTACCGCGGTCGCGGAGGCCACGCTGGTGGCGGCGGCGTTCGCGGGGGTCGCCCCGGACGGCGGGCCGCTGGAGACTCTGCTGTTCCTCCCGGCGATCGGCGTGCGGCGGCGCCTGGCGGCGGGCATGACCCCGCAGGAGGCGATGCTGGGCGGGCTCGCCGACATGGCCCGGTACGCGTCGACCGCGATCTCGGACGCTGCTCGTTCGGCCGACCGGGTCGGCATGACCACCCACCGCGGCTGCGTGGCCTACGTGCGGGTGGTGCAGTTGCCGGCGTGCGCACGGTGCATCGTGCTGGCCGGGCAGATGTACCGCTACAGCGAGGGTTTTCTGCGGCACCCGAACTGCGACTGCCAGACGCTGCCGCTCCGCGAGGAGGAGTGGCCGAACGTGCCGTCTCCTGAGCGGCTGTTCGAGCAGATGTCGAAGGAGGAGCAGCGGCGGGTGTTCACGGTGGCCGGGGCCGCCGCGATCCGGCAGGGCGCCGATATCGGGCAGGTCGTCAACGCCCGCCGCGGCATGTCCCGTCCGGGCGCGCCGACGACCACGGAGGGCATCACCCGCCGCGGACTGTACGGGCGGCGCATGCGGCGTGCCGGCGGTGACTTCACCCGCTTCCCGGGGCAGCGCTACAGCCAGTCGACGACGCCCCGCCTGACCCCGGAGGAGATTTTCCGGAGGGCGTCCGGGCGGGACGAGCAGCTGCGGTTGCTGCGCCGCTACGGCTACATCGTGTAGCCGCCTCTCGAGTGTCCCCTGCCGCGAGGGCGGGGCGATTGGAAGGACAGCCGCGATGGCTGAGGAACCTACGACCAGTGACGTCAACGAGCAGCCGGAGTCCGCGACGGAGCCGGAGCACCACGACGACACCCCTGCCGGCCTGGGTGAGGCCGGGCAGAAGGCCCTGGTGGCCGAGCGCAAGGCCAAGGCGGCCGCGGAACGGCAGGCCAAGGCTGCGCAGAAGCAGCTGGATGAGCTGTCGAAGCGGCTGCAGGAGTACGAGGACCGCGACAAGACGGAGACGCAGAAGCTCGCCGAGGCCAAGGCGGCCGCGGAGCGCGAGGCGGCGACCGCCCGCCAGGAGCTGATGCGCTACCGGGTGGCGGCCCGGAAGAAGCTGCCTGCGGAGCTCGCGGACCGGCTGCAGGGCGCGACCGAGGAGGAGATGGCGGAGGACGCCGACAAGCTCCTCGAGGTCTTCGGTCAGCGCCAGACACCCAGCTACGACGGCGGCGTGCGCAAGCCTGCGCCCGCCCCGACCGACATGAACGCCCTGATCCGCCAGAAGGCGGGCCTGGGCTGACTGAACCCCGGCGCGGCGTGGTCCGGCCGGTAATCCTGAGGAGGAGGGCCGGACTGTGGCCTACAACAACGTGACCTCTCGGACGGACGCTGCGGCGCTCATCCCGGAGGAAGTCTCCAACGAGATGCTCGGCAAGGCGACCGAGCAGTCGGCGGTCCTGTCGCTGTTCCGGCGGGTGCCGGTCGGCCGCGCCCAGGTGCGGTTCCCCGTGCTGTCGGCTCTGCCGGTCGCCTACTTCGTGGGCGGCGACACCGGGCTGAAGCAGACCACCGAGGTCGCCTGGGCGAACAAGTTCCTCAACATCGAGGAGATCGCCACGATCATGCCGGTGCCGGACAACGTCCTGGCCGACGTCGACGCCAACATCTGGGACGAGGCGATGCCTCTGCTCACCGAGGCGTTCGGCCGGACCCTGGACGCGGCCGTGTTCTTCGGAACCAACGCCCCGTCGTCGTGGCCGCAGGACATCACCTCCGCGGCGACCGCTGCCGGGAACGACGTCACCGAGGGTGCCACCGCCGCGCAGGGCGGCTTCTTCGGCGACCTGGACAGCGTGTACGAGAAGATCGAGGCGGACGGCTACGAGCTGAACGGCTGGGTCGCCTCGACCGGCGCCAAGAGCAAGCTGCGCAAGGCCCGTGACACGCAGGGCCGCAAGCTGGACGAGGCCCGCACCAGCGGCGACCTGTCCGTCATCGACGGCTTCCCGGTCGCCTACTCGATGCGGGGCCTGTTCCCGTCCGGCGGCAGCTCCGGCTCCAACATCCGCCTGTTCGGCGGGGACTTCTCCCAGTTCGTGGTGGGAGTCCGTAGCGACATCACGATGAAGGTGCTGGACCAGGCCGTCATCCAGGACAACACCGGCGCGATCATGTTCAACCTGGCGCAGCAGGACATGACCGCAGTGCGCCTGACGTTCCGCGTGGGCTGGCAGGTGTCCAACCCGATCAACAACGAGCAGCCGACCGAGGCGAGCCGCTACCCGGCCGCTGTTCTGAAGTACTGATCCGGAGAGGACCCCAACGTCATGACCACCGCGCCCTACGTACAGGTCATCGAGCGGAACGTGCCCGCCGTGTCCACGGCAGGCAACGACGACGATACCGTCCTCGGGCAGGCCCCGTTCGACTGCGTCGTCACCAAGGTCGAGTACGTGCCCGAGGCCGCGATCACCGGTGCCGCCAGCAACCACCGCACCTTCTCCCTGGTGAACAAGGGGCAGGCCGGCTCCGACACCACCACCGTGGCCACGCTCGCCTTCGACAGCGGCGTCAACGCCACCGCGAACAACGAGCGGGAGATCACCCTGGCCGAGGACGAGGAGAACCTCGAACTCGCCGCCGGGGACACCCTGCTGTGGCGTTCCGTGCACGTCGGCGACGGCATCGCTGACCCGGGCGGTGTTGTCCGGGTGACCATCTCGCGCACCTAGGAGACAGCCATGGCAGAGCGCAAGGGCGCCCCGAAGGACGCGGCGCAGAAGACAGTGCAGGCCGTCGTCGACGAGGCGGAGGACAAGGGCTTCCTCGGGGCGCCCGTCGACCCGACACCGAAGGACAACTACACGGTCGCCGGCGTCCTGGCGGGCAAGCCCACCCCGGAGACCGACGCCGACCACGCCCGCGAGGTCAGGCAGAAGATCGACGACGAGGCGCGCCAGCGCTAAGAGGAGGTGGCCGCCGTGGCTGTGCTTCCCCCGCTGGCGACGGTGGCCGACCTCGCCACCCTGCTGGGCCGCACCTTCACCGAGGAGCAGGAGCTGCAGGCCCAGGCACTGCTGGATCAGGCGTCCGCCGTGGTGCGCTCCTACGTCCGGCAGGACATCACCCAGGCCACGACGACGGACACGTTCACGATGCGGCACGTGGACCCGCTGCTGCACCGGTGCGCCGGTGCGGTGACGCTGCCGCAGCGCCCGGTCGTCGACATCGGCACCGTCCTCATCGACGGCACCGAGACGCACGACTGGTGGCAGGACGGCAACGACCTGCTGCTGCGGTCGTGGACGTGGGACCAGCCGCCGGCCGCGCACCGTCCGCCGCAGGTCACGGTCACCTACACGCACGGCTGGGATCCTGTCCCGGCCGAGATCCAGGCGATCGTGATGCAGGCGGCGAACCGGGTCCTCGTCAACCCGTCCGCCGTCCGGTCCGAGATGGTGGGCGGCGAGTCGATCACCTATCTGATCCCGACGACCGGCGAGTTCCTGGGCGTGCTGCTGTCCCGCACGGAGCAGAAGGTGCTCAACCGCTACCGGCTCACGGCCGGCTCGGTGAATCTGCGGAGCCGCTGATGCTGTTCATGCAGGACATCGTCATCGTCCGCCCCGGCACGGTGGAGGACGACTACGGCAATCAGGTCGAGGACTGGGGGGATGCGGCCATCCGCATCCCGGTGTCCGGGGTGAACGTGCAGCCGAACGGCGGGTCGACTGAGGACACCGAGGACCGGCAGGTCACGGTGACCGGCTGGCGCCTGT